AATATCAGGAGAAGGTCGGACAGATGTCCGAGGAAGAGCTCAAGGCATTCCGCAACAGCATGAATCCGGATGATATGGGATTCTTCGGAGAGGAGAGTGTGGACGATGACAGCACCAAAGATTGAGAAACTCCTCACACCGTACAACTTCACAAATGCGAACAACGTGGGGCGCATCAAGTATATCGTCATCCACTATGTGGGGGCTCTTGGAGGCGCGTGGGCGAACTGCCACTATTATGCTTCCAAGTACCTCGGAGCATCCGCCCACTACTTTGTAGGCTTTGAGGGCGAGATATGGCAGAGCGTTGAGGATGAGGATATTGCATGGCACTGTGGAGCCAAGAGCTACAAGCACGCAGAGTGCAGGAACAGCAACTCTATCGGCATCGAGCTCTGTGTCCGCAACAGGGGCAGTCAGGCAGACACTTCCAAGGACTGGTACTTTGAGGACGCGACCGTGGCATCCGCGATCGAGCTGACACAGTACCTGATGAAGAAGTACAACGTCCCGGCTGATCATGTTATCCGTCACTACGATGTTACCGGAAAGATTTGCCCGAACCCTTACGTCTATAACACAACCAAGCACGTATGGGATGCGTTTAAGAAAGCGATCGCCACGGACGGAGCAGGGACAGAAGATACAAGTAAGATGACAAAGATCACGGGAAAAGCTGTGGCTACGGCAGAACAGATGACAGCCTACATCAAAGCCAAGAATGCAAAAGTGCCGCAGAGCGTCCTTGATATGATTCCCTTCTATTTATCTGAAGGAGAAGCGGAGAACATCCGCGGAGACATCGCCTTCGCACAGAGCTGCCTTGAGACCGGGAACTTCACCTTCTCCGGCAGTGCTGTGAAGCTCTCACAGAACAATTTCTGTGGCATGGGAGTGACGGGCAATGGAATGACAGGCAACAGCTTCGATACCCCACAGCTTGGCATCCGGGCACAGATACAGCACCTGAAGGCATACGCCAATACAGTGAAGCTCAAAGGGGAATGCATTGACCCACGCTTCAAATATGTGACGAGAGGCAGTGCCCCGTATGTGGAATACTTAGGTATTCAGGAGAACCCGAAAGGGAAGGGATGGGCTGCCGGAGCCGGATACGGTAAGAAGATACTCACCATTCTGGCAGCAATCACAGGAACCAAGGCGGATGAGAAACCACAGAAACCACAGCAGCCTCAGACACCACAGAAACCACAGGAGAACGCGACAGAGTTCAAGCCGTACCTCATCACCACGACTACAGAGGCACTCCGTATCAGGGATAAGCCGAACGGAAGTATCGTGGGAGCTATCCGCGAAAGAGAAGGACACAAGAACAAGTACACCATCGTTGAGGAACAGAACGGATGGGGAAGATTGAAGTCCGGAGCCGGATGGATAAGCTTGGAGTTCTGTAAGAAGACAGGCGAGACAACAGAAGCCTTTGTACCATACCTCATCACCACGACAACTGATGTACTCAACATCAGGAAGACACCAAACGGTGAGAAGGTAGGAGCTATCCGGGAAAAGGAAGGACACAAGAACAAGTACACCATCGTTGAAGAGAAGAGCGGATGGGGAAGACTTAAGTCCGGAGCCGGATGGATAAGCTTGGAGCTCTGTAAGAAAGCCTCATGATAAGGAGTGAGGATACAGATGAACGTAGACGAACTGACAAGGCAGCTCATCGGGGAGACGAAGATAGATGATATCTCAGAGAGCTACCGCCCTGTAGTGGAGATCATTGGAGTTGATAAGTTTATAGAACTTAGCGACTACGCCAAAGGAGATGAACTATACTTCCCCAAGATAGAGAACATCATCGCCCCGGCAAGAAACAGACGAATCAAGAAGGAGTGGAACGGATACAATCTGAAGCAGCTTGCTGAGAAGTACAACCTGACCACAAAGCAGATATCCAACATCATCAAAGATGAGCCCATGATCGGGCAGATGACTATATTCGATATCCCGACAGAATGATTTGTGACAATTAAAATGGGAAAAAACCTACGGAAACAGTTCCCCTATAACGTCCCTGAAGAGCAGGGTAAGATAAGAGCATGGATTTTATCCATGCTCTTATTGCGTTTACGGCATTCTCAAAATTTTAGTCAAAGGAGTTGGTAAACATGGCAAATTTAACAGCAGATTTTTCACAGTTCATTCTCTTCATCGGAGTGTTGGCATTTGTGGTGTCCGTCATCACAGAGGCACTCAAGAAATGGGAATGGTTCGACAAGAAGGTTCCCACCGCGCTTGTCGTGATCTGCCTGTCCCTCGTGTTATGCCCGGTAGCGATGCTTGGCATGATGCAGTACCTGAAGCAGCCTATTGAGTGGTACATGGTCTTCGCGTCCTTTGTGGCAGCGTTTATCGTGGCACTGGTGGCAATGGACGGATGGGAAAGAGTGACGGAGCTTGCAGAGAAGCTGATCAAAAAGGGATAACCTATGGATTATGTCATTACCTTTTCGGACGTTATGGCAGGAGTGATTGCACTCGGAGGAAGCGTCCTTGTGTTCTTTATACGCTCGTGGTTCAACAAGCTGAGTGAGAACACAGAAGAGATCAAGAAGCAGATAAAAGAGAATGATGAGAAAGTCAATAAGAGAATCGACAAACTGGAAGACGAAACGGATGGAGAGATAGCAAACATCAAGCAGGAATTGAACAACATCAAAGGGGACTTTGCTACCACGTTCGTACTCCGGGAGGACTTCTTCCGCTCCATGAACGGAGTGGAGGACAGGATGAGGAGCATTGACGGTAAGATCGACAAGCTCCTGATGCAGAGCAACAGAAAAGAGTGAGGTGAACAAAGTGAATGACTTAGAAAAAGCAGAGATCAAGCAGAACAAGGCGATCAGGGGATATATCATCCGGTGCCTAGTGAAGGGATACAACAACACAGCCCTCACAAGGCAGTTATCCAATGCGATGATTGCAGCCGGACTCATTATATCCCCGGACATCAGCAAGTATCTTGATTATCTTCAGGGAGCCGGATACATCGAATTTACGGAGGAAAAGGTTACAGCCTACAATGCCTATGCCAATGATGCAGTCATCAAGCTCACCAAAGCAGGCGTTGACCTTGCCGAAGGAACAACCGATGACAATGGAGTTGATATCTGATGGGTGAGAAGAGAAACAAGCAGAGAATCAACTCCAAAATTGACGAGCTCCCTGAAGATTTACACACGAAAGTGGATGTGATGCTTGCTGATACATCGAACAGCTACGAATATATCAGCCAATTCCTGAAACAGGAAGGCTATGAGATATCAAAGTCGAGTGTCGGAAGGTATGCCACACGCTCCAACAAAGCAATGCAGAGGCTCCTTGAGGCACAGGCTCAGACAGATCGGCTGATACAGGCGGTGAAGAGCAACCCGGATACGGACTACACGGAAGCTGCCATGATGCTGACCCTGAATGGACTGCTCAACAAGGTGGCTACGGCAGAGGAAGAGTGGGACGAGATGCCACTGGATAAAGCAGGCAGGCTGATCGCCTCGCTGTCACGCACAAAGGTGTACAAGGACAGAGTAAAGCAGGACATGAGGAAAAAGGCGGATATCGCCTTCCAAGAGCTTGAAGCTGACATGATGAAAGTGATCAAGCAGGATGAGGAGTCAGTCAGGATGCTCAAGACCATTCTGACAAAAGCAAAAGATAGGATGATGCAGGATGATTGATATTGAAGCTTGGCTCCGGGAACTGGATGAAGAAGAGGATGTTGATATCAAGAATAACGAGGAATATCAGACCAAACTCTTCGAGGAATACATTCTCAGGAGCACAAACCATGCAGAAGAGCGCAAAAAACTGAATACGCGGTACCAAAATGGTGAGCCTGTGATGGGCGAGCATGGTCTCCGGAAAGAGTTGGCAGCGTTTGACCTGTCCTACTTCGGAAGAGCATACCTTCCACACTATTTCATCAGAAAATCCCCTCATTTCCATGAGGAACTTGATGAGATATGGGAGAAAGGGGTTATGAAAGACTTAAACCCAACGAAGGAAGCGAGGACGATCTCCCGGATGAAGGGGTCAAGGAACGTCACAGCAGCTCCCCGAGGTCATGCGAAGTCCACAAACTTCACATTCAAGGACGATCTTCATGCGATCCTGTACGGATATAAGCACTATATCATCATCTTGTCGGATTCTTCCGAACAGGCGGAAGGCTTCCTTGAGGATATCAAGACGGAGCTTGAGGAAAATGCGAACATTATCATGGATTTTGGCAGCCTGAAGGGTGATAAGGCATGGAGATCGGGAGTTATCCTGACATCCACGAATATCAAGGTGGAGGCAATCGGTTCCGGAAAGAAAGTCAGAGGACGAAGACACCGGAATTGGAGACCCGACCTGATTGTACTGGATGATATCGAGAATGATGAGAATGTAAACACTCCGGAGCAGAGAAGAAAGCTGAAGAGTTGGTTCGAGAAGGCTGTCTCGAAGGCAGGAGATACCTACACGGACATCATGTACATTGGAACCATCCTACACTATGACTCGCTGCTCAACAATGTGCTCCAAAACCCGAGATACAAGGCGAAAAAGTACCGGGCAGTGATCTCAGAGGCAGTCAATACCAAACTGTGGGATGAATGGGAGAGCATCTACACCAACCTCTTCGATGAAGACCACGAAGCACACGCCCGGAAGTTCTACGAAGAGCATGAGGCAGATATGCTGCTCGGTACTGAGGTACTGTGGGAAGAGAAACTCTCCTATTATGACCTGATGGAAGTCAAGATATCTGAAGGAGAGGCATCCTTCAATTCAGAACTTCAGAATGACCCGATCGACCCGGACAATGCGACATTCAATCCGGAATGGTTCGACTATTATGAGCCGGAGCTTATGGACTTTACAAGTCCGGAGTTCATTTTTGTCGGAGCGAATGACCCGTCACTGGGTAAGAATAAGAAGTCAGATACGAGCTCAATCATCAACTTGGCTGTCTCGTTAAAAAGCGGCTATATGTATGTGGTAGATGCCTCCGTGGAGAAGAGGAAGCCGGATGTGATCATCGAGGATGTCTTCGAGATGAACCGGAGACTGAAAAGGGACTGCAAGAAAGGCTTCTTCAAGTTTGGGGTTGAAACCGTGCAGTTTCAGTATTACTTCAAGGAGGTCATGGCTAAGAAATCAGCAGAGGAAGGTGAGTACCTTCCGATCGAGGAGATACAGTCCAGTGTCAACAAGGTGCTCCGTATCGAGTCCTTGCAGCCACTGATCAAGAACAAGTACATCAAATTCAACCGGGAACACAAAGCTCTCCTGAAGCAGCTCCAAGAGTTCCCGATGGGGAAAAACGATGACGCGCCTGACGGTCTTCAGATGGCGGTACAGACCGCGCAGAACGTCAAGGGTGCAGCGATAAAGACAAGTTACAAGAGTATCATCCGGAGACGTTTCCGGATGGGAAAAGGAGCCTACTAGGAGGTGAGAGACGTTGGCGAAGAGAAAGAAGAAACAGAGAGGGAAAGAAGCAAAACCTTTTGACCCGTCCATTGACACCGGGGCAAAGAGACCTGTCACGGCAAGGGTGGCGATCGGGGATGTAAATGACAAGTACAGTGACTATCCCTCCAACGGTCTGACCCCGGGAAGACTCGCCCGGATATTCCGGCAGGCAGATGAGGGTGATGTCAGGGCACAGATGGAACTCTTTGAGGAGATGGAGGAGAAAGACACGCACCTCTTCTCACAGATGCAGACCCGAAAACTTGCCGTGACCGGACTGGACTGGGAGGTTCAGCCATTCTCCAAGGATGACCGGGACAAAGAGATCGCGGACTTTGTGGATGAACAGCTCAAGAGCATCGAAAACTTTGACAATGTGCTGATAGATATGCTTGATGCGATTGGCAAGGGTATCAGCATCATGGAACTGAGTTGGGCGGTGGAGGACGGACACAACGTCATTGATGATATCGAGTATGTCCATCCTAAAAAACTGATATGGGACGGAACAACCGATGAGATGAAGGTATGCACCAAGGACTTCCCTTCCGGCATCGAGCTCCCTGAGAACAAGTTCGTGGTACACAGATACAAAGCGAAGTCGGGACATCCGAGCAGGGCAGGAGTCATGAGAGTTGTCTCATGGATGTACCTATTCAAGAACTACGATATCAAGGACTGGGTGAGCTTCTGTGAAGTCTTTGGGATGCCTCTCAGACTTGGCAAGTACGATGCATCCGCGTCAGAGGATGACAAGAGACAGCTCATGGAAGCGATCATCTCCCTTGGAACGGATGCAGCCGGAATCGTGCCAAGCTCCACGATGATCGAGTTCATTGAGTCCAATAAGACCACGAGCGTAGAGATATATGAAAAGCTTGCGAGATACTGCGATGAGCAGATGTCCAAGGCTATCCTCGGACAGACACTGACCTCAGACAGCGGAGGCGGAAGCTACGCTCAGTCAAAAACCCACAACGATGTCAGACATGACCTGACGGTGGCAGATGCGAAAGCTCTTGCCGTGACGATCAGGCGAGACATCATCCGCCCTCTTGTAGAGTTTAACTTCGGAGAGGATGCGGAGCTGCCATTCTTCACATTCGACTGCCAAGAGGTGGAAGATCAGAAGGAGACGGTGGAGATATACAAGACCCTTGTCTGCGACATGGGACTTGAGATTCCAAAGGGACATATATACAAGAAGTTTAGCATCCCGGAACCGGAAGAAGGCGAGGAGGTGCTGAAGCCTCCGGTCAAACAGATGGCTCCTGAGGTGACAGGCGGCTCGGAAATCCTTCCGGAAAAAACTTCCCCGGAGGATGTGAAAGCCCTGAAGGATGGAGCTGATGAGCAGCAACAGGTTGATGGAATCGTGAGCATGGCAAACAAACAGGCAGCGGATATCTTCCGTGAGATGCTCAAACCGATTCTCAAAGTAATTGACACAGCTTCAGACATGGATGAACTGCAAGCAGTCCTGAAGGATGAGACAAAGCTCAAGAAACTATATGGACAGATGGAGAGTCCGGAGCTTGATGACATGATACAGCAGGGGATATATCTGTCCCACCTTGTAGGAAGGAGCATGGACTGATGGAAGCTAAGTATGGACTATCCCGGGACTTCATCTTCAAGGATGCCGTGAGGTTCCTGAAGGGGAAGAGAGCACTGACAAGTGAGGAGTACAGACTTCTTGATGACGAGAGCAGGGCAAAAGCATTCACAGTATCCGGATACACAAGCCTTCAGATGCTTCAGGAGTTCCTTGACTGCCTGACAAAGGCGGCAGAGGAAGGAACAACAAAGGAGCAGTTCCTGAAGGATATGAACAACTTCCTTGAGGAGCATGGATACGAGGGGATGAACCCGTGGAAGAGTGACAACATCTTCCGGACGAATATGCAGACGGCTTTTAATGCCGGACATTACAAGAGTATGACCGATGAAACGACCAAGAAGATGCGACCGTACTGGCAGTATAAGACAGCCGGAGACGGACACGTCAGGGAAACACATCAGGCGATGGCTGAGAGGGTGTTTCCGGCAGATGACCCGATATGGGACGTGTGGTACCCTCCTAACGGATTCCGGTGCAGATGCATGGTTGTGAGCCTGACAAGGGCACAGGTAGAAAGGAGGGGGTTGACCGTTGAGCACGAGATACCGTATGACGTGGACTACTCCACGGGGGAAATCATCCCGGCTTTTCCGGACAAGGGCTTCTCCAATAACCCGGCTAAGTCGGCATGGAAGCCTGATATGACAAACATATCAGAGCCACTCCGTGAGATGTTCAAGGAAAGAAATGCAGCAAGGAAACAGTGAAGCGTCACAAGACGCTCAGAACGAAGAAAAGGTTCTAGGTGGAGAAATACTCACCCACGAACAGAATACCGCGTTATAACGCGTGATAACGCGGTCAAAACGTGAATTAAGAGGTAACAAGCATGGGCGAATGGAAGGTATGCGCCGGAGAAGGGGTAGAAGTATCCGGTGTACCCAGTGAAATCAAGATACTTCCACTTGGACGAGTCCATTCCCAAAAAGGGAACTTCACAGTAGATGATGAGAGTGTGGAACTCATCAGAAAGCAGTTCAAGGACAGGAAGCTTGACCTAGTGATTGACTATGAGCATCAGACACTTGCGGACGTACAGGCTCCGGCAGGCGGATGGATAAAGGATATCTACAAAGGCGATGACGCGCTGATCGCTAAGGTCGAATGGACACCGAAGGCTACAGAGTACCTGAAGAATAAAGAGTACAGATACCTGTCCCCGGTTGTCATGGTAAGAAAGAGAGATCAGAAAGCTACGGCACTCCACTCCGTGGCTCTGACAAATACCCCGGCTATTGACGGGATGTTCCCTGTGGTGAACTCCCTGACGATAGAGGACTATTCAGAAGGAGGAACAACAATGGATTTGAAGGAAATCGCAAAAGCCCTTGGGCTTCCGGAGACCGCAACCGAAGAGGAGATCAAGAAAGCGGTAGAGGAAGCAGGCAAAGCAGCACAGAAAATCAAAGAGATGGAAGAGAAGGGTGATGGTGACACAGGCAAAGGCGGAGACGCTCCTGCGGAGGTTGTAGCCAATAGCACCATCCTGAAACTGCTTGAACTGGATGAGAATGCTAAGACAGAAGACGTTGCAGCTTCTATCATGGCTCTGAAGGCAGGCGGAGACAAGGTGACAGCCGCAACCGTACTCGCCCTGAAGGAGAAGATTGAACGCAAAGAAGCGGATGAAGCTGTGCAGCTTGCCCTCAAGGAAGGCAAGATCACCGCAGCACAGACAGAATGGGCGAAAGAATATGCCCTGAAGGACGCAGATGGCTTCAAGAAGTTTATGGAGAAAGCTGTGGCAGTGGTTCCACAGGGCAAGATGGCTCTGAAGGATGCCCCGGCTGACAATACCAAGACGGATGATGTTGATATGGCTATTCTGAAGAACTGCGGCATCTCCAAGGAAGACATGGAGAAATACTACAAGAAGGAGGACTAATCATGATCAGAACAGGAAATGAAAAGACAGGCAACAGCCTGCTTAACATCCCGGTGAAAGCCGGACAGACACTGACTGAGTGTACCATCGCTGTGATCAATGCGGAAGGCTATGCGGAAACTGCGACAAAGGCAGTGGGAAAGATTGTGGCAGGATGTGTGCAGCGTTTCTGCGATAACGCAACCGGAACGGATGGAGCTGCCACGGTAGAAGTCAAGCGCGGAACATTCGTGTGGGAGAATGATGGAACCATCAAGAACACTGACCTGCTCAAGCCTTGCTATATCAAGGATGACGTGACAGTGAGCCTGACTGCGGAGGGTTCAAGCTATGCCGGAATCATCCTCGCAGTGGAAGATGACGGTGTGACCGTTGACATGATGACCCAGTACAGGGAAACAGTTACAGGAAAATAAGGAGGACTAGAAAATGATTGTAAATCAGGCAAATTTGCACGGACTGGCAGTCAGCTACTCAACAGCCTACAACAAGAGCTTTGAAGCTACACAGTCCAATTATCAGAAGATCGCCACCACGGTTCCGAGCACCACGGGCGAGCAGGATTATAAGTGGCTCGGACAGATGCCTCGAATGAAGGAGTGGATTGGCGAGAGGGAAGTACAGAGCCTTGCAGCATATGACTACTCTATCAAGAACAAACCTTTTGAGATGACCATCGGGGTACCAAGAGATGATATCGAGGATGACAAGTACGGAGTGTACACCCCACTCTTCTCAAACATGGGAGAAGCTGCCGCACTGCATCCGGATGAGCTCGTGTTTGGCGCGCTGATGAACGGGTTCACAGCAAAGTGCTATGACGGAAAAGCTTTCTTTGCGGCTGATCACGAGATGGGTGGTGCTACATACAGCAACCTTGGAACACAGGAGCTGTCTATGGAAAGCTATAAGGCTGCGAGAGCTGCCATCATGAGCGTCCGTGGAGACAAAGGAAAGAGCCTCAAGCTCGTGCCTGACCTTCTTGTGGTATCGCCTGCAAAGGAAGAGGAAGCAAGAACTATCTTGGAAGCTGAACTGATCAATGGCACAAGCAACATCATGAAGGGTACAGCAAAGCTTCTTGTAGAGCCGGAGCTTGCAGAACATCCGGAGTATTGGTTCCTGTTATGCACCAACCGATTCCTGAAGCCTATCATCTATCAGGAGAGAAAGAAGATCAAGTTCACTTCCTTCACTAAGGATACCGATGAGAACGTGTTTATGAACAATCAGTTTATCTACGGAGCTGACGGTCGTAGCAATGCCGGATATGGCTTCTGGCAGATGGCATATGGTTCCACCGGAGCAACAAAGGCACAGGGTTAAGGAGCAATGATATGGGATATTGTACCACGGGCGAAGTGCTCAAAATGATCAAGGAAGACATGGTGAACTCCATCATCGGAGATGAGTATATCGAGGACGCGGATGAGAAGCAGCAGAAGATCACCGCCCTGTGCGAGGATGCGATCAGCGATGCCTGCGCTGAGATTGACGGGTACCTTGCCAAGCGGTACAAGGTACCATTCACGAAGACACCACAGGTCATCAACAAGCTCGCGAAGGATATTGCTGTATATAACCTTGTGTCGCGTACAGGAATAGACGAGAGTGAGAGGGAGAAGACCTTCCTGAACCGCTACAATGCAGCCATCAAGTTCCTAACGGAGGTTGCCAAGGGCACCATCAGCGTAGGAGCTGAGGATGAGGCTGTAGGCAGTGGGAATGCAGCCAACGGCTTCAAGATGAAGTCTTCAGGGCGAATATTCTCAAGGGACAGCATGAGAGGATGGTGATTGGATGTCATCAATCAGGGCAGAGATGTCCGGAGATACAGATGCACTACTCCAACGTCTCAATAAACTGAAGAGCCTTGAGAAGCGTGGGGTTCTGAACTCCATCGCTGAGGGGCTCCGTACCTCAACGGTCGAGAGATTCCAAAGCGAAAAGAGCCCGGAGGGAGTCGGATGGACACCTTCCATCCGGGCAAGAGAGTCAGGCGGCAAGACGCTGACCGATACGACAACATTGAAGACAAGTATCCACTCGCAGGCAGATGAGAGCGGACTTGCAGTCGGCACGAATGACATAAGGGCTGCCACACTCCAATTCGGTGACGAGAGAACTATAAGAGCTAAGAATGCGAAGTATCTCACCTTCAAAGTTGGAGGGCAGTGGCGGAGAGCTGCTTCTGTCAGGATAAGCATTCCGCCAAGACCATTCCTTGGTATCAGTGATGAAGACGAACTTGATATCCGGGAGAGCTTGGAGGAAATATTCAAGGAGTAAGACATGAAGAAAGAGAAAGACTACCTGATCGCAAAGCTGAAGGAGTCCGGAATCAAAAGTCAGGTCTACACCACAATGAAAAAGCTAAAGCAGGCGAACGAGTCACACCTTGGCGCAGTTCTGCGAAATGGGGAGACTCTCGCACGCTCAGGCTCAAAAAGAAACTTTGTAGACCAAGAGGGGCAACGGAAGCGCAGGGTCAAGCTGTGGAGCAGGGACACAAAGCTCCGGGTGATCATCGCAGATGCCTCGGAAGATAAGTGTGAGGAGATTTTTGAGAAGTTCCTCAGACTGATCGGGAAGGGCATGGAGGATGATGGAAACTGGGTGAATATCGTAGTAGGTGAAGCGGACTGGGTTGAAGAGGGCGATAGTGTCCTGAAGGCAAAGATAGCTGTACAGTTCGATGTCACATTTGAAGGCGGTATATATGCCGACTCCACGAAGAAAGCGGTGGAGATCGGCAATATTCAAAATGGAGGATAAAACATGGCAAACAAAGAAACAGCCTACATGAGCATCGAAGAGCTTAGAGATAAATACAAAGTATCAGATGCCGTGTTTGAAGGCGTAAAAGCAGCAAAGAAATGGAAGTCCGGCAGACAGGTCGAGGAGAATGAGTTCACCAAGGCGGTTGAGGACTTCAAGACAGCACCGATTGACGGTAGAAAAGAGGAGGCGAAGGGATAATGTACGGAGATGTAAATGTAACCGTAGAAGACGGGAACCTTGGACGTAGCAGCTCCACAGGAAGCGGTGTACAGTTCAAGATCGGTATTTCTAACATTGAGAGCACAACCCCTATCCTGATCACTGGCAGCATGGATGCAAAGAAGATCAAGGAGAAGGTTGGCAACACTCCGCTCGCGGATGCCTGCATCGACTCTGTGGAGAACGGAGCAGCTACGATCTACTGCATCCCGGTCAAGGCAACCACAGACGGAACCATCGGGGAAGTCAAGGCAGTCAAGACAGGAGAGGGAACCCTCGAAGTGAGCGGAAAGCCCAACAATGCATACGACATTGTGATCAAGGTCACAGATGACGGAGAGAACAATGAAGCCGGGTATACATACTCCTTAGATGGAGGCAATACCTTCAGCGAGGAAATGACAGTCCCTCTGAATGGAGAGGCAGTCCTTGCCAATACCGGGCTCACCGCAAAGTTCACGGAAGCAGCCGGAGGAGACAGCTTCAAGGAAGGAGATACCTTCAGCTTTTCAACGACAGCCCCGTCCATGAGTAACGCGGATGTGATCAGCGCGGTAGAGAGCCTGATCAACAACAACACAGCCTTTGAGTATGCCCACATTGTGGGTACATCCTCAAGAGCTCTGTGGGCTTCCCTTGCAAGCATCGCCAACGACTTCCTCACAAAGTATAAGAGACCTCTTTTCTTTGTGTGTGAGGCAAGAATGAAGAGAAGCAACGAGAGCCTTGATGAGTATGTTGCAGCAATGCAGGAGGAAAGAAAAGGCATCAACAACATCTATATTCAGGTAGTCTGCTCCAATTCGAGATATCAGAGAATGGATGGCAGAGTACAGGATATCAATAATGCAGGAATTGTCTGCGGACTGTATTGCAAAGCAAAGGAATCGCAGAGCATCGGAGAGGTGAAGAGCTTCCCTATCTCTGAGGCAAAGATGCTCAAGCTCCTTCCGGAAGGAATCGAGGACTATATCGCAATCTTGGACAAAGCAAAGTACCTGACCTTCAGACAGTATGTCGGCAAGGAAGACTACTATGTGACAAGCGCGAACATGATGGCTCCGGACGGTAGTGATTATGCATACGCGGAAGATGTCAGAGTGTCCAACAGACTCGTGAAGGCGGTCAGAGCATATGCACTCAATGAACTTCAGAGCGAAGTTGACCCGGGAGATTTAGATGCGAGCATCTCTATCCTTCAGGCAAACCTCAATACTCCGGTGGAGGATGCTGTAGATGATAAGATCATCAGCTCCGGAAGACTTGAGATCGACACGGAGAACCTCAATATCCTTGTGGATGAGTCGATTGACGTGAGGGTGACATACGTGCCGATGGGACACGTCAGAGAGATGAACCTGACCTTTGCAGTAGAGAACCCTGTATCAGCATCTTAGAAAGGAGGTAGAACAGGATGGCAAACACACAGTTAGTCAATGGAAAAGTGTATGACTGGTCGAGCGTGACCATTTCCACATCCGGCATGGAGAATATCGAGCCGACAGAAATCTCCTACGATGATGAGCAGGAGAGTGAGGCTGTATATGGAAAAGGTGGCAAGATCAGAGGCTACGGTACCGGAAATCAGAAGAACTCCGTGAAGCTGAGTATGCTCCGCGAGGACTTCAATGAGATGTGCCGTGTGATCAAGAGCAAGGGATATAAGAACTTTTATAAGTACGTTATCCCGAAGATCACGGTATCCTATGCGGATGAGGGAGCGTCCACCTGTACCGATACCCTGACAAAGGTTGTCTTCTCGAAGCGAAGCTTCAAGGCAGCACAGGGAGACAAGTCCATGAAGGTAGACCTTGATGGAATGGCAATGGGCGGCATCAAGATCAATGACCTTGATGCGTAAATTCACAAAATAAATGTCAAAAATATGGAGGTAAATATCTATGAGTAACGCAGTATTAACGGAGAATGAAGAGAGATTATTCGGAGCAGCCAAGGAAGCTGAAGCAGAAGCTACACAGGAGACAAAGAAACAGGATGTTGAAGAACTGAAGAAGAAATACACAGGAAACGGTCAGAAAATCTACACGATCACAAACACTGTAGCGGTAGATGATGACACTGAGGAAGAGTTCACTTTCCTCTTCAGAAAGCCGAAGCCTGCATCCTATGACAGATATGTCAAGACAATCTCAAACAGCGCAAGCAAGGCATCCAAGACCTTCTCCTTCGATAATATCATTGATGAGCAGAGGGATGAGCTGAAGGATACTCTGGAAGAGTACCCGGCTATGGCAATCTCCCTCGCGGACAAACTGCTCCGTATGCTCGGACTTGCTGACACAACATCAGTAAAAAAACTGTAGACGATGCGAAGGAAGCGTTCAAAGAGAACTTTATAGCCTATGGGAAGATGCTGATATACAAGTATCTTCCCCGGGAAATTGTTCCGGAAAGCTTTGAGGAGCTGACATTTGAAGAGTTCTATGATCTGTATGCTCAGGCGGACTGTGCAAGAGAACTAATCATAGACGAGATCAGGGCAGGAGTTGCTCAGGGTATAGCTGACAATTTTGCAGACGAATAAAACAAAAATCCCACAGCCGGGAGCTATGGGATTCTGTACACCTCTATGGTCTTCTAAGGGATAGTATATCACATCACATAAAAAAAGCAACTAGGAGGTGGTTGCATGGGTATGGAGTCTGTCTATAAATTGTCGGTACTTCTTAACGTAGTAGACAACCTGTCCGGGCAGATGAACACGATACAGGGAAATGTATCCGGAAGCATCCAAAAGCTTGACTCAGCCTTCGGAACCATGCAGAAAGCCGGGGCAGCTCTGACGGGAGTTGGTGGAGCTATTCTCGGAGTAGGAACCAAGTTGGTGACATCCACCTTCGATACACAGAATGCACTCGGAGAACTGTCATCACTGGGAGTTAAAGACCTGAAGGCGGTAGAAAATGCAGCAAAGAGCTTCTCAGACACATGGGCAGGAACGAGCAAAGCTGACTTCATCACAGCATCTTATGATATTAAGTCAGGTATAGCATCGTTGACGGATGAGGGTGTGGCTCAGTTCACGCAGTTGGCAGCCTTGACAGGTAAAGCCACCAAGTCCACCACAGAGGAGATGGGCTCACTGTTTGCTACAGGATACGGTATCTACAAGGGTGCCTATGATGACCTGTCAGACCTTGAGTTCGGTGAGATGTTCTCCGCAGGAATCGCTACGGCGGTTAAGAATTACAAGACATCAGGTTCGGAGATGGCGAGTGCGATCAGTGCGTTGGGAGCTACGGCAACGAATAACAACGTGCCACTTGAGGAACAGCTCGCTATCCTTGGACAGTTACAGACAACCATGTCGGGCTCTGAAGCCGCGACAAAGTACAAGTCCTTCCTGAATCAGGCAACGAAAGCAGGAGAGGCACTCGGATTGCAGTTGACGGATGATAACAACCGACTGCTCTCCACACCGGAAATCCTCGAAAAACTGAAAGGAAAGTACGGAGAAACCATAGACGCAGTAGAGAAGAAAGAGCTGAAGGATGCCTTCGGAACAGATGAGGCGGTTGCCATGATCGACCTTCTCTACAACAACGTGGACTCCCTGACAACCGGAGTGGATGACTTATCGGCATCCATGAAGCAGGGGTCATCAGTCACAAAAGAGATGGCAGAAGCCATCAACAACACGCCCGAGCAGAAGTTCCAAGTGCTAAAGCAACAGATACATAACAATGCTGAGGAACTTGGAAACGGACTACTTCCTGCGGTCAATGACACAATGGATAAGGTGAGCGGTCTGATCAAGCGCGGAGGCGAGTGGATAAGCAACAACCAACAGACGGTACAGACCATCATGAATATAGCGTTGAAACTTGGAGTATTCCTTGTAGTAGCCGGAAGCGTGATGGGAATAGTGGGAAGCCTCGGCAAGCTTTTCTTGTCGATGAAGAACACGATCGGGATAGTGAAGACCGCGGTGATGGGACTCAACACAGCATTCCTTGCATCGCCCGTGACATGGGTCATTGCCGGGATAGTTGCCCTGATAGCGATATTCGTTGTCCTATGGAACAAGTCGGAAGCCTTCCGAAACTTTTGGAAGGGACTATTTGCACAGGTTCAAAATGCAGTACAACAAGCATGGACGAGCATACAGCCTGCGCTACAGAAACTCGGACAGAAGCTGACCGAACTATGGCAGGCGGTACAGCCGATCATCCGGATTATAGAAAAAGTCGGAGCCGTTGTCCTGACTGTCCTTGGTGCTACTTTTGCCGGGGCGATACAGGGAGCACTCTCAGCACTGACCCCTCTGATCAATGCACTGACAAGCTTCGCATCATTCGTGACCAACGTGGTGAATGCGGTCGTTGCACTATTCCGGGGCGATTTTTCAGGAGCTCTCGACTTTGCATCAGCCGCAGCCGATGATTTTAAGAACTTCATCCTGAACGGATTCGATGCGATCCTCTCATTTATCGGCGGCTTTGCATCCGGATTTTTGGATGCGGTGGGCGGTGCCCTGTCTGCAATCGGAATTGATGCGTCAGAGACGATATCGAAGATGAAGGATACCGTGAAAAACGGGCTTGAAGCCGTGAAGGGATTCTTCGGAAACATCTTAGGGGCGGCATCCGATACGGTCAAGGAAAAGCTTGGCAACATGAAAGCTGCATATGAGGAACACGGTGGTGGAATCAAAGGTGTGGCAGCCGCAGCTATGGAAGGTGTGAAGGGGTATTTCACATCAGGATACACCTTTATAGACAACCTGACAGGCGGCAAGCTTACGAGCATCAAAAACTCAGTAAGTGAGAAAATGTCCGGAGTTGCAAACGCAGTGTCAACCGGAATGTCAGCAGCCAAGAACTACGCAACAACACAATTATCTGCGATGCAGGCATCCTATCAGTCACATGGTGGGGGCATCAAGGGCATCGTGGCAGCAACAATGACCGGGGTGCAGGGTACCTTCAGTACAGCGTACTCCGCGATCAACACATTAACAGGAGGAAGGCTTGAGAGTGTCCGCTCTACGATTGCTAACAAAATACAGTCAGCGAGAGATACGGTCAACTCCGTGCTTGAAAGCATCAAGTCGGCATTTTCGTCTAAGCTTCAGGCAGCTCATTCAGTAGTGACCGGAGCAATATCACGAATCAGGTCAGCCTTCAATTTCTCGTGGCATTTGCCTAGCCTGAAGCTCCCACACATCAGCGTGAGCGGAGGAGTTGCTCCTTTTGGAATTGGCGGAAAGGGTTCCCTGCCGCATTTCTCTATCCAGTGGTACAAGGATGGAGGTATCCTGAACGGAGCTACGATCTTCGGACAGATGGGCGGTAAGATGCTCGGAGGCGGAGAAGCCGGAGCTGAGGCAGTCCTTCCACTTGCCACTCTGTGGACAAAGATGAAGGAAGTTGTCGGCAACGTAGTCAAGGGCGAGAATGAGGAGAGCAAGTCAGATGTACAGCAGACAGGCGCAAGTATTACAAGCGCACTGACATCCAAGGCTTCAACCTTTAAGCGTGAGAAAGAGACAACCACAACAACAAACAGGGAGACAATAACTACAGAGAGATGGGGAAAGAACGGAAGCATGAACATCAACAGCATCCACTTCACGGTAGACATCAGCAAGATCAAAGACTTGCCATTACTCTACAAACTGATAGATGAGCTGAAGGATGCACAGAACCGGACGGATGTACCTGTCTATGCGTAGGAGGTGAAACAAGGTGCTTTATGTAAGAGACAAGGTAGCAAAGCTTGGAAATGTGATACTCGGAGGAGAAGTCACGAGCGTGGAGATCACGGAAGCCGGAAGCGTATATGTAGCACAGGATGAAAAGGGACGGTATAAGAAGTCCCAACCTGTGGGATATGAAAATGGCAAGGTGAACATTGATATCCTGCTTGAAGACATGAGCGGATACTCCACGCTTGCACAGCTTAGGGATATGCAGAATCTCTTTAAGGGGAACGGGCAGGATAAGCCGAAGCTCCTTCCGATTGTCAACGATGACTGTGCTGCAAGAGGAATCACGCAAGTGTATTTTAAGACCCTGACATCCAAGAAAGTGATCTCAGAAAGTAAGAGAATCGCCACCTTAGAGCTGTGGGCTCCGAACATTGGCACGGTCAAAGTAATCAAGAAAAAGAAGAGCACCAAGAAAAAGAAGAGCACCAAGTCAAAGAAAAGCAAGAGTAAAAAGAGTAAGACAAAGAGCCCTGCAAGGGATAGCCGGAGCACAAACAGAGCTAAGAAAAGGGCTAGGAAGATAACCAAAAAAAGGTAGGAGGTGAGCGGCTTGGGAGAGAAGAAATTGATATCCCCGGAATTTAGGGTGACAGTCGGAGAGTATGAGATCAAGGACGGGGTAGAGGTGGAATGCTTCTCAAGCCGCGAGTCTCATATTGATTGGTGTCGGGTGGAACTGTCACCGAGGCTTCAGGGGCTAATACAGTTCAAAGACATGGATGAGGCTCAGGTGGAACTTGGATATGAGGATGACTTCGATACGCTGATAGATGGATATGTCCGGTGCAACGGAAGTGACTACTGGAAGGAAATCATGATCAAGGATGACATGATGAAACTGGAAAGGGCAACTGTGAAGGGGACGTTCATTGACTGTACACCACAGGATATCATCCGGTACATCCTGACACGGGCAGGAATAACAGCTTACGAGCTGACGGATGAGGCGTACGGCAAGAAAAAAGTCTACTCAATAGAGGAGAAGAGCGGAACGGCTGCAATAGCGGAGATCAATAGCTCATGGGGGATAAGCAACCCATTCTTCTTCCAAGAGAAGATATTCCACTGGGGAACCAAGAAGGAACAAAAAGAACTATATGTCCTCGAAGAGGACGAGACGATCATCTCGCTGAATAAGTATGGCGATATGTGGGAAGCCGAGACAATAGCCATCCCGTGGATACACCATAGTCAGGAGGTTATCGTGGAACACAGTAAGTACAGCGGTACCGTGGTTGTTGAGAAGACGATCGTCCGGAGCGATGACTCGGGGGCTGTGCATATGTATATCTATTGGAGGTGATGGACGTGTCGGATATGATGAAGAACTTTGTGAAACAGGAGCTTGATGATCAGATCAAGACGAACTATCCGCACATGAGATATCCTCCGTGCATTTATGCGAGGGTGGTGAAGGCTTCCAAGAAAGAAGATGTCTACACCGTTACTCTCAAGATTCTTGACAAAAACAAGCAGACAGACACACGATTCCCGGAGGTTCCAATGGTATCCACGAAGGTTCCTGTGGAATCCGGAGACACCGTGGTCGTGATACTGCTATACGGAGAATGCGACCCGTATATCGTGGGGAGGTGTGACTGATGCAGATGGTGACAGAAGAGGATGTTGACCTCATGCTTGATGCAGATGGTCAGCCTACAGCCGGGACAGATGGTCAGTCAGAACTTGCTGAAGATGATATGTGTTGGCTTCAAGACCTGAAGAACGAAGCTCTCACGGAGGAAGGAGAGCTCTTCTACGAGGATGAGGAGGGCAACGGAAGCTATGGCTTCGGTATGCTTGACTTTGGTCAGGAAGAGTTCGATGAGTTCACAAAGCTTGAGATACAGCAGAGGATAAGGTCGAAGATGTCAAAACGCAGCTACATTGATGCGGCAAGCATCAACATAGATGTGAGCTTTGAGGGGCACAGCTACAAAGCCCGGGTGACATTCAAAAGAAATGACAGCAACACGGTGTACGGTATAAGCATCGAAAGTGACGGAGTGGAGGTGATAGTAGAATGATAGATGAGGACATCATGGAGAAGATCATACCGATTCCTGACGAGGAAGAGGAAATGGAAAACATAGAAGCAGAGCTTGCAGAGGCGGACTTCCCGATCACGAACTTCAAAAAAGGCGGAGTGTTCTATCATATCATCCGGATGTTTGTGACATTGTTTATCGAGCTGAAACAGCTTGCAAGGACGATCTTGAACTCCTGCTTCATCCTCCATGCACAAGGAGATTGGCTTGAGATCAAAGCGGCAGACTTCTCCAAAAGCCTGAAGGAGGCTGTGAAAGCGAGAGGCTATGTGACGGTGTACCGGGCAGAATATGACAATGCCGTACAGGTAACAAAAGGGCAAGACGGAACCGGATGCATCAGGCAACGAGCTGAAGTTTTATGCTGTGGAAGATACGGTCATAGATGCCGGAGCTCAGACCGGGAAGGTGCTTGTGGAAGCGGAAGAGCCGGGAACCTACTACAATGTAGCACCGGGCAAGATAACTATATCCATGATACATATTGATGGAATGGACTATGTAACCAATGAAAAAGAGTGGCTGATCAGGGAAGGAGCTGACGTGGAAGACTACGAAGACCTGAGAAGCCGATGCACAAGTAGTTGGGCGGAGCTTGCGACAAGAACGATTGAAGAAAAGCTCAGAAACGCTGCAAGGTCAGTGCCGGGTGTACTGGATGCAAGGGTGGACGCACAGCATCCAAGAGGTCAGGGTACCGTTGATATCATCATCACGAGCTCTGCCGGGGAAGCATCACCGGAGCTGACAGCAAAAGTTGAGGAGGCAGTCGAACCTCTGAAGGGACAGTATGCGGACTATCTTGTCCGATCGAGTGAGGTGGTGGTACAGGACATCAATGTGATAATATACCTTGCACAATATGCTTCAACAGATGGAGTAAAAGAGAAAGCACAGAACATCATCACCAACGTCATGAAACTGCCGAGAGATGAGATGAATACCCTGTACAAGGACAGCATCATCAGTGCTTTGTGTGAGATTGAGAACTACAGGAAGACGGTGTTCAAAGCCCCAACAGAAGATATGGAACTCAGTGGAGATAAGGTGATCATGGCAGGAAACATCACCGTGGAGGTTAAAAACGTAAAGGGAGAGTGATAAGATGGAAAGCTTTATTGAATATATGTGGTACCTCTTCACCTCTCCTTTTAAGAAAGTCAAGAAAACCCTGAATCACTGGTACACCCTGTGTAAAGTGTTCGGGAAAAGACTTGATGAATGCAAAGAAGACCTTCTCCGGGCAAGGGATGAAGGCATGGTTGCAACCTGTAGCGATGAGATGCTCCCGGTACACGCAGCAGACCGAAACCTGAGCAGATACACCGGGGAATCACCGGATAACTTCCGATCACGAATAGCAATGTATGAGGAAGTGTGCCAACTTGGAGGACTGAATGAGGGCATTATCCTTGCGGTAAAAGCTCTCGGATACACCAACCCGGTCATCCGAAGTGCAAGGGACTTCAAAGGTGATACAACGAGGTGGGCGGAGTTCTACCTGATCATTGTCATGAACGTGGATGAAGAGCATCCGATCGCCTTTAGTATCCTGAGAAAGACCGTCCGGCAATGGAAAGAGGTTGAAGCCAAAGACAACTACTATATGGAATACAAGACGGAAGTCAAGGAGCCTCACACGGGGGCATTCCAAAGAGTGGACTATAAGAAGTTTATCTACTTCTATGATTATCTGAAACTTGATGGAAAATGGCAACTTGATGGTAGCCATCTCCTTGATGCAGTGGTACATGGTTATCCTACACGAATCGGATACCTGTACCGGAGCAGATACGAGCAGCATTCCGCAGGATTGTCAATGGCATCCTTCCGGAACAAGCATACACTGATCACAACAGTGAGTGCAAAGATGGGGTTCCGGGCGTATGCAAATTACTTCGAGGGCTTCTATCTGAAGACGGATGGAAAATGGCAGCTTGATGGCAGCCACACACTGGATGCCTTAATATACAACGGGGATATCCGGTGGAGCACTGGGTACCGGGTAGAGCATGAGCAAAATATCCGGATAAAGCAGCGGTACAGGGCACGTAGTGTCAGCAACAGATATGAAATAAGCCGGGAGAATGTGGCGTACAGGCTCACGATAGACTTCTTTGAGTACCTGAAGCTCAATGGACTGTGGAATCTCGCAGGGTCGAGAGTGATGGACTCTCAGAGAGTAGAGTATCCGACAAAACAGTCCTATAAAACGGCAGTACACAACAAAGAGAATCTGACCGTCACATGGCACGAAGAACACAACCTCTTCTTCCTTGACGGTACATGGAGCCTTGATGGTTCCAAGATCATAGACGCATATCAAAAAACGGAGGTAATGTAGAAATGGCAACAAAAAGCGTTATCACAAAGATTCGTAGAAAAAAGATGGCTGAAGCGAGCCATACTACAGGAAAGATCGCGAAGATCACCCACATCGCCCTTGGAAGTGGCGGAGTGGATGCAAACCGCAAGGTGATCGAGCCTCTTCCTGAGAATGTAAGACTTAAACATGAGGTAATCAGAAAACCATACACGTCATCTACAAAGGTGTCAGAGACGAGCTATGAGTATGTGATTAAACTCGAAGAGAATGAGCTTATCGGTGTAGAAATCAGCGAGATGGCTCTGATTGATGAGGATGGCGATGTGGCTGCATTCTCAAACTTCTTGGCAAAAGGCAAGGATGAGACGGAAGTGACATTCACCATTGAGGATAATTACTAGGAGGTGTAGAAGATGGCAAAATTGAACGCATCGAGAAACCCTACATTCAGCACAGAGATGGAAGCAATGGAGAGAACTACTCCGGGACACTATTCTGAATGGAACAAGAGACATCAACAGCTTCTTGATAATGACCAGTACCTGAAAGATCAGAAAGATGATGAAGGCTTCAGCGTGGTTGATGGCAAGCTGTGTGTAACATATGAAAGAGAGGACTAAGAAGATGAGCAAAATTACAGAGCCGATGTTATTGGACTCAACAGGCAAGGAAATCGTGGAGAAACTCCACACACAGAATATGCTTCTGAACCTTATGGCAGGAGCAGCAATGGAAGGTACAACGAGCATGGCTGAGATCAGGAAGATCGTGCAGGCAGGCAAAGCATCTGAAGTGTACAACATCGGTGATCAGATCGTGGTGCCGTGGACAGATGTGACTACCGGACAGAAATATGAAGCAGTGGGAGATATCGTCCACTTCGGAAATGTAACTTTGAAGGATGGCGAAGAGGTGCCGGGTATGTTTATCCAGTGGCATTATGCGACTCCGTTCGGTGTACAGTTTGACAACAACGAGGCATTCTATACAGCGAGTGAAGCAGAACTCCCGGCAGGAACCTACAACATCACGGTTGGAGCTAACTGGGGAAATAACTGCAAAACTGGCGAGAAATATCAGTTTGTACTCACCAAGCCTGTACCACAGGGCGGTATGCTTGTAGGATTTTGGGGAATGCCTGACAAGACCCCGGCAGAGTGGAGAGTCAGCTCCTACAGGGACGGAGCATCCACTGAAGCAATCGAGACCGTGAGCGTAACAGCAGGCTCCGCAGGAACATCCCTCGGTACATTTACTCCGGCAGGAGATGGCTCTCTTAACAGTCTTCACCGCCTGAGTTATGGATATAACAGGTGGTCGCAGAGTGCTATGAGACAGTGGCTCAACTCTGACAAGCCTGCCGGACAGTGGTGGACATCTCAGAACAAGTTTGACCGTGTACCGGAACAGCACGCAACAAAAGCAGGCTTTATGAGCGGCTTTGAGAAAGAGTTCCTTGACTGCATTCAGCCGATCAAGGTAGTGACTGCCCTTAATACAGTATCTGACAAGGCAGACGGGGAAACAGAGGTCACATATGACACATTCTTCCTTCCATCCTTGGAACAGATGTACATTACCCCTCAGCTTGCCGGAGAAGGCGATGTTTGGGAATATTGGAAGAGAGCGTCCGGGATGTCAACAAAGATGCAACAGTGGCAGACATATCCTCAGATCAGAACCTATGCGATTGAGAGCCACACATCAGCGCAGAACGTGCGCGTGCGCTCGGCTGGTCGTGACTACGCGTGCCTTACGTGGATTGTGTACAGCT